CTTGTTTACAAATTCTATTTGAAAGGAGTTTGGTCATGAAAGAAACCAAGCTACAACAACATGAGCTTGATATAATTCAAGCGAACGAAGGCATGAAATTGTACCTACGTGGTCTTTCCACTGGGAAAAATTTTACGCCTAGATCTAGCCTTTATAATATCAAAGGCAAGACAAAGATGCTCGAACCTGACGACATCCTAGCTCAATGGGTAGAACAGCTCAGTGAGTTACAGCATGGCTCCAGCTTCGAGCAAGAAGTATTCCAGTTTGATTCTCATCAGCTGGAGAAGTGGGGTCCTCAAGGCGGAGTAGCACCGATTGATGATCTGCTAGAAGAGATTGTGTTTCCTACTTTCAGCGAATCAAGTAGGCCGTCTGCTTTCTCCACAGACGAATGGCACAAAGCTAAATCTATCGTGAAGTCAATTTTGCGACAGAACGGCTGCGTCTCTTTACGCCCAGCACCCTACCAGCGCGTAGTGGACGATATGCGCGCTCGAGACACCCTCGAGTCAAATTCGGGATGGCCTCTATTCACCCGGAGGAATAAACCGGAAGTCGTTCGACAGTCTATCGAGGAGGCTGAGAATGGGCTATGGAAAACGTATCCTGCCATAGCACTGTTCAGGAACTACAATGGCAAAACTCGATTGGTTTGGATGTTTCCAATGAGTGCCAACCTCGTGGAAGGCTCCTTCTTCCAGCCACTTCAAAGTATTTTGATGAAATCTGATGAATCGTGGCAGTTCCTGGCTCCATGGAGTGGATTTGAGACCGTTCGACAGAGAATGTCTGATGCGTATGCGCCCAGTAATGATCTAGCTGCGGCGGCGTCGGACTTCTCATTGACAGACGCTCACTTTCGGCTGGCTACTAGTTTGGAAGTATATGACGTGCTAGCGCCTTGCTTCCAACCTCAGTATCGGGAGCGTCTGAAAGAGTCTATCACTTACATGCACAACATTCCACTGCTTATCGGCGCTGATAGGCAGCTCGTGGGTGAGCATGGCGTGTCCAGTGGATCCAACTGGACAAACTTTATTGAAACTATCTTTGACTGGATTTTCTCGTATTACGTTGCCATCAAAGAATCTCAGGGCAGCAAGGTTAGATGTAACTTCGACATCTACTCTGGCTGGTACGCCATCGGTGACGATATGTCGTGGGTTGTGCGACGCAGTCACTACGATCCGGAATTCTCCGCAAGACTCGAAGCGTACGGAGAAGAGGTTGGACAAATCATCAAAGCAGAGAAGACGACTAATGACCTTGACAAAGTCAAGTCGCTGCAGCGGTTATTTCAGCGCGGTTATCTTCGAGAGGACGGAATGCTAAGAGCAGTGTATCCCACCATTCGTGCACTGAAATCTCTTGTGTATCC